ATGGGCAGCATCACCCTCGCCGGCCGGCAGATCTTCATTCTCAACGAAAACGACAGATACCCAGAACCTCAGCAGAACAGCCCTCCGATGTTCGCGATACGCGAAGACGAGGAGAAGCAACACTGGCTTTATGTTTGGCATAAAGGGCGCTGGCCGCTCGTGTCAGATGTGCCGTTTGAAACAGAGGGCAAAGCCGTTGATGCAGCACTCGCATTCGACTTTGCCACGCTGTACAAATAGCCGGGTTCCTTCCCGGCTGCACATCACATCCCCAGGCGTGAAGCAAGAATCGCGTCTGATTCGTCGGCAGTATGCAGGCATAGGATGTCCTGGAATGCCCCGTAGCACGCACTGACGATGTTGTTCGCCAACTGCGTACCACCGATCAACATCGGCGTGGTGTAGCTGCTCAAATCAGCCAGCTTTCCCGTCGCCGACGGTGCGGAGGTCGCAAGTAACTTCCCTTTCTCGTACCCCTCAATAACCCCCTGAGCCACTTTGAACAGGCCCGCAGATGGCACGTAGTCAGCATAGATAGATGTCACAGCACCCATTGCGCCGCCAGTACCAGCAGGCCATGCGCTATCGCGTGACCCGTATCGCCACGCCTCAGTAACTGCGTTGTTGTTCGTTATCATCGTCCGAATATACGCCATCGGCAGTCCGGTTAGGTTGTAACCTGCGGTAATGCCGTTATTGTCGGCACGATTGAGGTCGCTCATGCGCCCCGCGATCAGGTAAGTCGAACCTTTATGAATGACCAGATTAGTGCGGCTTTTAAGATACCAACCCCCTCCCGATGTGATCTGAATGATAACCGAGCGCGCTGTGGCGTCGTAAGTCATGGGTAGCGGCGGAGTCCCTTGGGAACCCGCGATCAAATCCCCAGCAGGGCCAAGCAGGTTATAAACGGTTTGGACATTTCCGGCGACGTCAACTTTCAATCCAAATGCAGGTGCAGCACAGAACGTGGCACGGTCGAACATGCCGTTATTTACAAGAAACTCAAACCGCGCAAGGCAACCTGATTCATCTGGAACGGTGCCTCCGTCTGCTACTATCCGCGCTTTGTATGCGCTAAATAGCGCCGACGGATCAAGAATGGAAGCGGATAAGTCCAGAGCTGGGCGGAAACCAGAATAGCTTTTGCCGGTATTAATGGCTGCTGTCATTTTTAAAATTCTCCGGTCATTGGCAGGCGATCAAGGCACAGCCAGTTATAAAGAGGGAAAGGTTCGTTATTTCGGGTGATCCATCGTGATTTAATTGGGGATGAATCACGGAAACACGTTAATGGGTAAACATAGCCGCTCGAGCTGGCAGTAGTATTAGTAAATCCGATCAGCATGTAGTCGTCTGATGAGGGGGCTTTATCAAACTCAACACGAATAATGTTACCGTCAACGATCGTGACGCTTTGAACCGATGCCGAGTTTTTTTCCAGGCTAATGCCTTGATTCAAACAGTCTGCGATGAACGTCGTATCAATGACGATCGGCGCGTAAGGCACATCACAAAGCAGATCGGCAATGCTTCCAGAGACGGTAAGGCTTTTTACTTTCAACCCCGTCCATGTGCCTTTTTTCTCTGCGTTGTACAGATGCCAGTGAATCGCCTGGGCTGTGTACTCCCCCTGCAAAACCTTACCCTTGGCGTTTAGATGACTCAGTGTGTTGTCGTTATAGAGCCAGTTCAGTGGGTATTTAGGCCCATACATAATCGCCGTGGCTGGGTTCTGACGCACATAGGTAAGCTGATCAACGGCAGGCACAGAATACGGCTGAACAACTACGCTTTCGCCAGTAGGGTTGCCCTCCTCATCAACTGCGCCAGTCTTTGTGTCAATACGGCTTCCGACCTGGCCGATAACAACTAGGAAATCATCTGTCTGGCCGGTAATGGATTTAAAGTCGCTTTGAATGCCAGGGAAATAAACATTTTCCCTGGCCAGATAATCCCCTGGATTTGGATTGTCTCCATTATCAGAATCCGATTCGCCATGCTCGAACGTCAGAAATTTGAAAACATAATTTTTTCCGACACCGTCCGCCGCATTCTTGGCCATCTGTACAAATTTCAAGCCGTTCTCATAGGGCACTGTCCCCCTACTGATTTGTATAAACGAGCGGCCACCGGCGGCAAATGCTGAATGGATAAACACAATATTTCCCACATCCATCTGCATCAAAACGGTATACATTGGAAGTATGTTCCCTTGGCGATATGAGGGATAACTCATATCGTTCATTGTTGAAACATCGCTTTCGTTCGCGGGCGTTATATTTTTACCCTCAGGTCGCCCGTTGACCCCGGCCAGCAACCGCCCTCGGTATACCGGGTCTTTATTCACGATGTTTGAGCCAGCGTAATCAGACTCAAGATTTAATGATTGACCGGACGAACCGCCCCCGTGAATGACCTCTGCGTCAACGGGCATTTCTCGAATAGATGGGACATACATCACACCAGCCCCCGCGGTTGCCTCGCCGCCTGGCATGTAACTGAATACGAATCCTGATGCTGACAGCTTTTGCGCCGTTAATACTGGACGCTCTGACCACACAACATTTCCTCGCCATGCCGCCGCCGGCACGCCGTTCTCGGTTTTTATCGTTGCAAGGGACTCACCCAGATTATCCTGAAGCGGGCCCTCAATACCTGGAATATAGAAACCGCCATCATCATCAATAGCGAGCAGTGCCGACTTTAAATCCTCGGCCAAAACTACATATTGAAATCCCACAATACGACGGGAAAATGTTGATGAACAAAGCGAGGAAACACGATCCTGAAGTGCATCGTCCATCCCGACAATGTTCATAGCACCATCATCGTCAATTGTGATAAGCCCGAGCTTTCCTGATTTATCCACCAGCGCCCATTGAAGCCCTTTATATCTGTTCGCTAATGATGTCGGGATCAACTGCTCAACATATTCCTGTATCCCACGAACAAGACCGGCGAGCCACAATTCACCATTATCGTCTACACCAAGAAGCGTTTCCGATGGGCCGTTTTTCGATTCCAACGAAAACTGCCACCCTTTAGAGGTGTAGTTTTTAAGCATCGATGTGATGTTTTTAAGTTGCGAAATATCGGCCAGATTTTCCAACGCCTGTTGGTAAACCATTTGCACGAATTGCTCACTTGATATTTTCACACCAGTTGGTGTAATTAAACCACCAACGTTTTGATGTTTTTCAGCTACAGCGCCCTCATCATCAGACCAGATAAAGAAGAACGCGCCATCCGGTATTTCTCCAGATGCAATAGCAGCGATAGCCTGCTCTTGAGTATATGTCTTTCCTAATGGAGAAAGATTTTTCCTGATGCCTTCTAAGGTGTATCTTTCCACCCCAAACCTATCAAGGTATTTTTCAGCATTGGAATTAACTGCCTCATCTATTTTTTCCGCGTTAAACTTTAAATCAATTACGTCATTACTTGGAATGGGTTTGCTGGTTGGTGTGGTCATTTACGCTGTAACCTCGTAATTATACATTTCATCGTTGTATTCAGACATGGTTAACGAGGTAGTCCCGTCGCCATTCGGTTTCTTTTCAGTAATCGTCCATTTCGTCGCATCCATCTCCACCTGAGAGGCAATGACGTAACGAGACGGCGACTGTGTGTTGTAGCCGTCATAGAGGTTGAGGGTTATTGCTGGTACTGCTGCAGCGAAGCCAAATATGGTATCTGTGCGAGGAAATGCCTGGACGCGCGCTGTAGGCGCACCGATTGCATCAGTAACGACCACAAACATATCCCCAGACCACTCGATCCGTTCGCTGGTATCGAAGTTGTTGCCGTTACGCGCAACAATATAGCCATCCTGTTGGTTCGCGTCGTAGATATCAGCAACCTGTACCATCTGCCCGACGTTCACCCATTCACCATCGGCCAGCGCGCGGATAGTCATCGTTTGGCGTGAATACAGCAGCCGGCGAACTTCTTTCAACGCTCGATCCCGTGCCTGGAAAGAATTGCGGATAAACAGCATGTCAAACTTCTTCGCCTTTAACGGTTCCCCCTCTTCTATCGAGTTGCCGACGATCCGGTAGCGAATGAATGCCTGTTTATTCGTGACCGGGTTTCGATACTTGACCTCTACCCCATCAAAACCACCGGGGAGAGTCATGTCGTAGGAAAGGCTGTAATCCTCCGCTTTCATGTTGGCGCGGTTGAATACCGTCGTTGCGTTTGGCTTCCTTTCATCGCGCGTGAAAGACAACACCCCACCATCCCAAAACGCGGTTACCGTCGCCGCATCACAGATCGTCTGAATCCGAGAGCCCAGCGAGATATCTTCGTCATCGAAGGTGTAATCGAAATAGCCCAGCCGCTGATCTGGCAACGATGCGGCGATAGAGTAAAGCTCGTAGATGTCGATGCTCGACTCCGGCTGTCCGCCCATTTTTATCCAGGTGTGCAATACAGCGTCTGCAAACGAGCGTGAAGGCCTTTCTGTGTAATCGACTGTCTGTGTGGCCAGGTTGTAGCTGATGACGTGGCGGGTGATTAGAGCATTATATTTTCGCTCCCTTGCACTGGTCGCGCGTTCTGTCGCAGTGACAGTGACGGTTACGAGCGTGTCATTCGGATAAACAACATTGGTACGCGTCCTGACGATGTGAACAGCTTCGACCTTCATGATTGAGTGATCGTTACTGTTATTGGTGCGGATGAACGTTACCGCATAGCGGCCATTGCCAGACACTGGCGTGAATTTGAACGTCCTATACTTTGTATCCGCGTTCTCGTCATCGTTATTCAACCCGACGTTGTAGCTTTCCAGCGTGCCGGGTATCTGGTTGTTATCATCATCAACCTTCCAGAATGTGACGCTGGTTCTGGCGTAGTCACCATGTCCTAACTGCGCCTGCAGATGAACCCAAAGCTGAGTCCCATCAACCGGAGAGAACGATGGGCCGATTACCAGCGGTTCATTGTCGTTAAGCGTGAATATCGACGTGTTGATTACCGCGTCGTCGGGGATCTGGCTGATATCGTTGCCGCCCAGATTTACAAACGTGAACTCGTAGAAATACTGTGGGTTCACTGGGGCGCCATCGTCTGTTGTCGTCGCGCTGAAGAGATCGGCAAATACCGTGATATCGCGAGTTACTGGCCCCGACACCGTGTTGTAGGTGACATTGACTACGAACGATACAGAATGAGGCTTAGGCAGGTCATAGAAGTAATCAAAGTCGCTGTTCTGCTTGATTTTCACCTTTGCCTGTCCGGCGATGAACTCGCCAGAAACCATATCGGTGGTTGTCGTCGCCGTCTCTGCTGGGAAATCACCGCTCTCGTTCGGCCCCGGCAGTTCTTGGCCGTCGATGTCGTCGAAAGCGAAACCTTCATTGATCAGATGGATGTTCTCGCCTGGCTGGTAGATGCGGTATGAAGCACCGGCCAGCGCGCCGAGGTTCGATTCTGAATACCTTACTGACGTGACGTCATACCGGCCGAGCCCGAAGTTCATCCACTCTGTGACTTTCTTGATGTTGTTGTCGTACTCGAACAGCGACTCCTGAATCAGGTCAGGGTACGCGCGCACCTGGCCGTAGTTGTCAGGCTTTGCCTCACCGTTTCGCGCAATGTTGGTTTGCCCTTTCAGGCTGTTATTCGGGGATGTCTTTGCATTGCTGCTTGTCGCCACACCCGCGCTTGGCTGGCCGAGCAATGACGTCAGGATTTTTTGGACAAACTTGATCGGAGCGAAAATAGGACTTAGCACTTTGCCAATGGTGCCGCTTTTCGGCTGGTCGAACACGCTGATTACGTCGCCGTCGTTGAGCGGGAAATTCAACTCATCATCGGGCTGCAGCTTTACGCCGTTACGCAGAATTTCAACATCACAGTGAAGGTTGGCCGATTTAAGCCAGGGATAGAACATGCTGCCGGCGGGAAGATTATGCCGTTCTTTCGGCAACCCCGGCACGCGCTGTACTTCGATCAACGGCATAAATTTACTCCGTAAGAGATTTTTTTTCCGCTAAAACTCTTGATTCAATAGCTTCTTCGAGGCTTTTAAATCGACCAATGCGTCTGCGACCAAATGTTGAGCACCATGATTTTGTACGCTTGCAATAACTGACACCAACCCGGCCACTCTTATTTTTTGCAGCGGCCCCACGGTTAAATAGATTCTGCGACGCTGGGACGTCTCGTAGATTTTCAATTCTATTATCTGATGGGTTTCTATTGATGTGGTCTATCTGCTCTGACGGCCAAGAACCAAACTGTATAATCCAAGCCAATCTGTGTGCTGCAAATAGTTTTTTATTTATGCTTATAGCGATGTAACCAGATTTATTAACAGTCCCTGCAATATTTCCGCTATACCTACCATTCCATATTGCGTGAGCGTGCTTGCTTTTGAAATGATGCAATGGCCTTTCCTTCCATGCAAACACCCCGTCTTCACTTCTATATTCCAAACACTCTAGAATATATCCCCTAGTTAATAACTTCTCTTTCATTTTGTCGCTCCGTGTAATGTGCTCGAGACCCCTTATAGGAGTAAAACTCCAATTTGGTGAAAACTCGCTCCAGCGTCCGCAGCTTGTCAAAGCGCACATGCCCCGCTTCTCCGCGGCTGTGAAATGCTTGCCCATCGATGACCAAACCGACGTGAGCTGGCTGACCGCCGTAATACGCGATAAAAATGCTACCGTCGGCCGCTTTCTCGGCCTGATGCCAGAACACGACATCACCGGAAAAACACGTCAGGAAGTCGCTTCCGGCTTCGTAGTCCGGCGTTTGGTGTATCTCTATGCCGAGCACATGCCGGTAATACAAAGTGACCAGCCCCCAGCAGTCAGCCGCGTCGAACGAGCACGCCCTATCGCGCCACGGCTTACCCTCCATGGCGTGAATGAAGTCAGGTTTATGCATTGGCGAGTCCTGGGAATTCAGTGGTGTTGTAGAGAAAGCCGATGTTGTTGTTTAGCGGGTTCTGCAGCGTGAGCGAGCACGTTACGTCAGCCTCATCGAGAGATACATCTTTCACATACAGCGTCCAAGTCTTCAGCGGCGTGTTCATATCCGCCGCATCGAAACGCTGATATGTGGCTGAGATCGGCGTTATGCGCGAGTGCGCGCTCCATAGCTTCAGCTGCTGCTTGAAGTCCTGCGCCAGGCGCCCAAATTTCACTGTTGAGTTGATCACCGGCGTGCTGCTCTGCTGGCTCTCTGCGACCTCCATTCGACACGCTGAAAACACCTGGCCGGCGAATGTCTTCGGGTATATCTGGTTTGCTACCAGCCGGATAACGCCAAATGCCGGATGACTAAACGTCATCGTGTCGTAGATGATCCTGTTAGGCCGCTGTGACTGAAATTCTCGTAATGTAGGCATTTAAAACTCCGGCATGTCGCGGTTGACCACTTCATCAATGATCCCCCACTGATATGGCGGCAGCTCAACAATGACGTCTGAGAACTCGTCATCCGGGTTGTAGACCTTCCGGGTGATTACGCTCGCCGTCCATGTGGTCGTGTTGCCGTTGATGCTCGTCTGAACCGGCGGCGCAACGAAATGCAGCTCCTGCAGTTGCAGGCCAGAGCCCCCCAGATTGCAAAGCATCGTGAACCACTGATTGCCGTTATCCAGGTAACGAGGGCTGCGATACCACTGTTCGAATGCCCGATCCTCTTGCAGCGTGAAAATCCACGTCAGCGACCAGGTAGTTTTGAGGTCATCTGTCAGGCGCTGGAAGATAGGCGCGCCCACTGCTGGCTGATCGGTGCGGAACCCGGCATCAATCGTGCGGCTCTTGTTGGCCTTCTGGGGAAGTGATAGCCAGTCGGGATAAGGTATTGCCACGGTTTTCTCCCGGTAATAAAAAACCCGCCGGAGCGGGTTATGGAGGTTTGAGTGCTGCTATTCAGTGGCTTTGCGAGGCGCCTGGTGATACTGGGAGATGCCCCGACTAATTTGGCCGCCCTGCTGCAGATCAGCCAGCACAATGCGTACCACATCGGCACCATCAGCCCCTTTGCTGGCCTGGGTATCCATTACGCCAGCACCGGATGAGTAGTTTTCGATGATGATGGTTGGTGCCGCACCGCCGCCAGCGGTGAGCTCCTTGTTACTGATAACCTTTCCGCCGTTGTCACCGTTCAAGAGGTAGTTTCGCCCATTGCTAGACTGAAGCACCTCAGGAACCCCTCCCTCGCCAACTCGGTACATTTTTCCGGGAGACACTGGGCCGCCATTTTTTCGCGCGCCGGCCAAAGCCAGCCCACCAGCCAATCCAACGGTTGAGGTTATCCCTGCTGCCGCTGGAGCAGCGTTAGCGCCAAGAGTTGCCAGGGATGCCATTGCGGCCGCCGGCGCCCAGGCTGAAGCCGTTGTTGCAGCCATACCCACAGATGACGCCACGGAGGCGGCGCCAAGCGTCTGGCCGAGGATGTAGTTTTTCAACGCCTCCACACCCACCTGAACGATGCTGTTTATCACACTGTTCAGAATGGTGTTGCCAAGCGAACGCATCGCCTCTTGTGCCGACATGGTGCCGGTAAGCAGCCCTGTAATAGCGTTTGAGGCATTACCCGAGAAAGCATCAACAGCGCTCGTCAACATGTTGTAACCAAGGCTTTGCTGGCTCAACAGCTGCCATTGCGCCGCCGTCTGCTGCTCCTGGTATTGCTTCTCCTGGGCAGTGCGCAAAGCCAGGTACTGATCATCCGTGGCCTGTTTAGCCAAGATGAATTGGTCATAGCTGATTTTTCCCTGCTGGTAACTCTGCTGCAGTATCGCCTGCTCCTGCTGTTGATACTGCTGCATCAGGGCCAGCTTCTGAGCATTCTCATTCGCCAACTGCTGAACCGGATCAACTTCAGCTCGTGCAGATGCTACAGGGTTAACTACAGCCTGAGCGTTAATCTTCGCTAAGTTGTTCTGATGCTCCAGCGCCATTTTCTCAGTGGCGGTGTTGTACTCCTGAAGGTCAATCTTGCCAGCATCCAGCGCAGCTTTCAGGTTCTGCATGGATTCGGCGTAGGATTTATTCTCTGCCTTCTCAGGCATAGCCTTGATCGCCTCAGTGACACCTTTAGCTGCGGCGGCCGCATCCCATGCTTTAGCGGCATACTCCCCGGCCAGAGTAACCTGTGCTTGCGTCGCGCCTTTACCGAGTGATTGCTGTGCGGTCAGGATCGCTTGCTCTCGGCTAAGCTCAGTTGTTGAGCTCGCCGCAAGTTCAGACTGCTGCTTCAGATTTGCTAACTTCTGAGCAACGCTTTCCGCCTGGTTGGCTGACTTCTTGCCCTCCGCTATTCCTTCCTTGGTTGCCTTCTTCTGCTCCTGCTGCGCCTGAAGAGAGTCATATTCAGCAGCAGCGCGCTCTCTTGCCAAAACAACATCAGCCTCTGTTCCTCCCAGCCGTCTTATTTGTTGCTCCGCTTTAAGCTGAGCTCGCTTCTTATCGTTTAATTCCGCCTGAAGCTCAACCTGATCTTGAAGACCGTCAAGGTAGTCTTGGACGTTCTTTGGTCTGGTTATTTTCAGGTTGGATGCATTGAACTTTTCCTGAGCCCCGGCTGCAAAATTTAATTGCCTACCGAGTTGATTCATCATTCCGGCAGCAAAACCAGCTTGCTCACCATGGCGGGAAAGCAACCCAATCCCTTGTTCAAAGGTGCCATTCAACTGCGCCGAAGCAATCCCTACAGCACTTTGTGTTTGGCTGAGATTTCTCTGGGCTCTTTCAAGCTCTGCAAAAGCTATGCTTTGGTTATCAACTGCCCCGGTTAATGCCTCGGCTGCCTGGCGCCCACGTGTAGTGCCAGTTCCCCATTGTTCAACTTCTCGCTGAAGGTTTGCAACGCGCTTTGACGCCTTATCATACTCGTCGCTTGCATCTTTGACGGCTCCAGTTAATTCAGGGATTGCACCACGTAGTTTTGCGATACTGGCTGCGATCTCCGTAGCGGACATATCTTTCATCTTGCCTAACAGAGTGTTTACGCCGTCGGCTAACTCAATGGCCGCCTGACGCGCCTCTTTTGCTCGTTGGTAAAAGTAAAAGATTGCAGAAGCTGCGAGCACAGCAGCCCCTGCTGGGCCACCGATTAGCGCAAGCGCCCCCCTAGCCAGAGCAGCAGCAGCGCCGAATGCAGATAGAGAGGTTGAGGCGGCAAACGCGGTTGCGGCCAGCTTAACCTGTCCTGCGACAGCAAGCGTAAGAGCTGCTGCGTAACGAGTACCGACGATTGCAGCAACTGAACCGATTACTTTCGCAACTACATCAAGATTTTCGCTCAGCGTAATAATTGAGCTGTTAAATAGTGAAACAGTAGACTTAACTGTCGTTGAGCTGCCAATGAATTGAGTTATATTGTTATTGGCAATCTCAAGCGCCTGTCCAATAGTAGTCGTAGTATTCGCAAACTCTTTCCCTATCGCATCTCCCTGAGATAGAAGACCCTTAACAACTACATCGGTTGTCAGCTTACCTTCAGCAGCCATTGCTCTAAGCTGGCCAATATTAACTCCCAAGGAATCAGCCAAGGCCGTAGCCAGCCGACCACCTTGTTCAGTTACAGAATTGAACTCCTCACCACGAAGCGCGCCAGAAGCTAGGCCTTGAGACAGCTGAATAACAGCGTTACTTGCTTCCTGAGCTGTAGCACCTGAAACGACAAAACCTTGGTTAATGATCGTTGTTAATCGAGCTACATCATCAACACTGGTTCCATAGCTTCGTGTTGCCCTTTCAAGGCGCTGATACAAAGAAGCTGTGGCATCAAGCGCCGCTCTCGTATCTTGAGCAATGGAGAAAACTCGCTGCGTTACTGTCGCAAGATCCTCATTTGCCTTAACCGAGTTTGCGAGCTTGTTATTTACTGTCGTCCAAGCGTCAGCATACTTCGCTACCTGTTGCACTGAAATTGCGGCCGAAACAGCACCAGCCAGACGTGTTACGGAGGTAGATAGCGTGTCGGATGATTTTGCTGAGCGCTTAAAACGCTCATCCATTGTGTCCAGCCGTTCGTTTACTTGGCGTTGCGCCTTGAGCAGATTGGCAACATTCATTTCTACTTCATAAACTATATTACCAACTTGTTCTTTGCTTGCCATAACCATTCTCCGGGCATAAAAAAACCCGCCGTAGCGGGTCATGTGACCTAAAAGTTACTTGCAAAATCTGTCCCACACCGATGAGAAGTCATTAACTTCTTCTTGCAAAAATGTCCCAGACGCTTTGCCATTGGATACAAACCTTTGCATACCAGTGTAGGCGCCAAAGCTATTCTTGGCGTCTACTAGACCGCAGTAATATCCCTTCCCATCATGAAAACTTGTAAAGTCATTCATGAACTTTGCAGAACTTGGGTCTTTTACTTTTTCTTTTACTGCATTCTGCCCTGAAATAATAATAGCTACTGCCTCTTTGTTTGCATCCTGCCCCAGTGATTTTGCGTTCTGTCTAGAAGCATAGCCTTCGCCAAAAATAGGTGTGACTGAGTTTACCCATAGTACCGTGGCTATAGATACTGCAATAACACCAATACAGCATGGTATTACACCGAATTTATCCATTCCTGACATGCATAACAACGAGATAGGTATAATTATTAACAATGACATTACTTCACGCATGCCAAAATAAACGGCCACACAAAAACAAACCAAGGCCAATAATCCAAATATTTTATTCACACCCATACCCCCACAAGTTACAAGTTGTCATATGTTAGCAGGGAAGACAATGATGGCAAGCCAATCAACCAGCTTTATCACTTATGGAATAACGGCATGATAATTTTGACAACTCTATGGAGCCAGATCCCCACCCCTCGGAAGTCATCTTCTCCATTAAAAACTTTTCACGCTCTTTTTTCTTGCTCTTTCGAAGCAAAACTCCTAGCTGATAATATCCTTGATGTCCAGGTCGATAGAAGGTTTTCGGGTGTGGGTAGTCACCAACAACTCGCTCATACTCATAAATCTGGTAAAACGCCTTGGCTATCAAAGCATCCATTGCAATGTCCGACATGCAAATCATGTATTCACATGCGCTAATCGCTATAAATAGGTGCTTTTCATCAGCTCGAAGCCTGTAATGCTTCCTAACAGACTCAGTTAACTGGAAGTGAAGATCAGCAACTTCCATAAAATTCTTTTTAAGCACCCAGCCCCGGAACCAGGACACTTTATCGGGAGAAAATCCTGAAAGGTTCACATCCCTATCCCCATCAATCAAAGATAGGGGAATCGTAGCAGATGTCGCGCGGCTGGCAACGAAAAAACCCGCAGCTAAGCGGGTTGGATACCTACGAAATTTTCGTAGGTAGTTAGAACAGCTTACGGAGATCTACGCCGTACACCGCCATCCAAGCATCGCGCGGCCATGACTTCACCGTGCCAAAGCGTGGATCTTCCACATCGTGCGGTAGTGCGTCATTCTCTCGGCACCACTTGCGCAGCGGCTGCCATTTGAATTTCTCGCCGGTTTTCTTCTCCACCGGGATAATGGCAGCATAATTTTTCCCTTCTCCGAGCCGCTCAGCAAGTTTGTTCTTCTCCCGCACAGCTACCGATGCGGTTGCCATCGCAGTGGCCTCGCGTTTCTCGCCAATCCAGCGCCGCTCCTTGATCGCGCGATCGCGTTGTTCAGTAACTATGCGATTTTCTTTAACCTTTGCCAGCAGGTTTTCAAGTGCGTGCTCGTAGTCCAATGGCAAGCCAACGGATTCTCGAGGTCTGAAGTATGAATCCTCCAGTTTCTCGAAGAACGACCATGCTTCATCAGTATCAACGATTTTGGACATGCGGGCAGCGCCCTTTTCCGTCCAAAGAGTTAGGGTGCGTGCTTTGCTCGAAATTTGTGCGTTAACGTTGTTTACTCGCAAATGTCTAAGGGTGGCCCCTTCGACAGTGAAAGTGTGAACCCCCTCGATGAACCTTTCTCGGTGATTCTTCAAATTGACGCGGATATTAACTTCGTCCGTACCATAACCCTTGGCCAGCGTCTCGGTGGTCACAACGCGCATGCCTTTCAACTCAATAACTGGCAAAATATCAAGATCGACAATATGCGCAGTCTTTGCTACATTTACAGCTGTTGATTGTTGCATTCAAATCTCCAATCAGTAGTGACATAAGCCGCCAGCCCTACACTGGCGGTTTTTATTTGCCCAATGTCCGAGGCAAAATCCCTAATGCTTCCGCATCATTTTCTCCGTCGCCGGTCTGCGACTTATAAAACCTGTTGGCTCAAAGCCCAAATCTGTAGCAAGCCCACGTGCGATCGCCTTGAACGTGTCTGCTTTCCCCAAAAGTTCAACATCAGCACCAAACACGTTATCTCTGATGATGACCCTCACAAAGTATCGGTGAAGAGGTGAGTTCTCCGGCATTCTGGCAACCTCTCGATCCAATATATCCAGAACCCAACGACGGAACTCTTTAGCTACAGGAGTGCGGGCGAACATAGCTATCAGATGAGCTCCGCGCAGAGAGAAAACCCGTGTCGCCTGCGTTCCGCTAGGGGTGGTCAAATTGACCACCCCTGTCATGTTGTCTGTAAATTCATCAGAGTGCCGCGAGTAAATGCGCTGCACCGCTTTATCATCGGCATACTGCAGCGCGTAACCGATTTGAGATGCCGTTAACCATGTTCCTGGCACTTCGGTTACCGGAGACAAAATCACACCATGGAAATTAAGATCGGTCTTCGCTACAATGTTCATGTTAGTTTCTCCCAAAGTTACTGACACAGAGACCCGGTTAGTGTTCGCGCACTGCCGGGTTTCGCCTTTTTGGTTACGCACTTTTTGCCCGCCCAATCGACCGATTCATCCTCTCAGTAAGAACCCTGACTATTTCGCTGTTTAATGACCTTCCGGCAGCCTTTGCTTGAATGCTCATCCAATCTTTCACTTCTGCCGGCATCCTTACCGGATACGGATTTACTTGCTTTTGCTCTTTCATAACCCACCATAGATACATAAAGATACATTGTTGTTTGAGGTCACACCCAGATTATGATCCATTTTGTATCGTTGTCAATCTCACAGGATAAATTATGATGTATCTATTTCTATCTTAACAGGCCGGAATCATGTCCAAGCAATACTCTCCTTACCCATTCAGAATGCCTGCCGAGATTCGTGAACAGCTAGAGGAAAAGGCTACTGAGGCAGGAAGAAGCCTTCAGCAAGAGATGCTGCGTAGGATTGAGCTGACCCTTAAACTAGAGGGGGCGCTTAAAAGTCGGGTTAATAGTATTGATGGTCTACATGACTTAGTTTTTGACACCATCATGGAAAACAAGAAGCTAGAATCACAAGTAAGGGTCCTCACTGAGAACATGACGAAGCTGCAGGAACAAAACAGAGTTCTTGCCATGTCCACCCGAATAAGCGAAGAGCAGCGATTTGATGGAGTAAGGAGGAACTTGTCGATTATTAGGGATGCTCTCGAAAAGGCCGAGAAGTCACTCCCCCCTCAGACGGAAGAGCCTTTCGATAAACGGCCTTCATATAATCCAAACAAAAAGCCCACCTAAGTGGGCTACCTTCCTTTACCCATCATCGCCTGCCAGCGCTTCTACGCGACCTTAGCCAGGCGTCGTGCTTTCTTCTTCATGTATTCATCCGCGACAGCATCGTACTCTTCAGCGGTGAACCCTTTCTGATCTGGGTATTTAGCGTTAATCAGCAGCTGAAATTCCGTCATGGTCAGTTGCTCAGCCTCAGCACGCGGCATGCTGAAATGGTTACGAGCAGCGCTGATGTACTCGAATGCACTGAATTCACTGACGAAGCTGTTTGTCTCATGCCGTTGGAGACGGCGAACCTTGGCTTTTCCGATGATGCCGTGAGTGATCAGCGACTGCCCGAGGATGATAATGTCGCTCGCTGGCAAGCTGCCACGACGGAACACGAACGCCCTTCTACCTCGCTTACTTGGCCTCAGCTCCCCCACCAGCGCGCTGATATCGTCATCACAGCAGGCCTGCATTACGATCATGCCGGCAAAGATAGCTGAGCTGCTAAACGATGGTGAGTTGATATAGGCAAGCAACCACCCAGGAATCTCGCCATACGCTGCCACAGCAGCAGAAAGCAATCTTGGCGCATCACTGGTATGGAGTTCAGCAAAACGCTCTACAATCTCCGCTGGAGAGCCTATACGCGACATGTTTCCGAATGATGGCCTGAAGAAGTAGTCGCGGCTGGCGTCTGATATGAGCATCTCGCCAATTTCAGTTAATGGAGTCATGGTTGCCTCGAGTAATTATCATCAAGGGCGCGCAAACGCCCTTTGTGATAGTCACGCGGTGACAGTAGCTGCGTATACAGCCGTAAAAGCCCCGTCGTTGGTTTTTACAGTGATGTTTGCTGTGCCTGCTGTGGCACCAGAAGGTGCTGATACGGTGACAACCAAACCGTTAGCCGTTGCAGTTGCCCGCGTCGGTACAGACGAAACCAGAGTGAATGTCTTATCTGTCGCGTTAGCAGGCGCAATGGTCACGTTAAAAGTGGTTGTCGCGCCGGCGGCGACCGTGCCGCTGGTTGGGGAAATGGTTACGCCTGTCACAGCAACATCAACCGGAGTGTCGATAACCTGGATGGTATCGGAGTCAGCCACTTTGAACTCGGTCGACAGCGTAACGATGTCGTTAGTGCCGCCGTCAGAACTCAACGCGGTGATAACCATGTAACCGATGAAGGTGATCGGGCCATACTCTTCACGCACCCACAAAGTGGGCTGGCGACCAGCCTGAATTTCGTCGTTGTAATACTTAACGAACTTCGCCACGCCGAACTGATCCAGCTTATCGCGCTTACGCACTTCGCCTTCAAAGCTCAGAGTAAAGTCTGAATTAGTGACCAGGTTTTCAACATAGCCCTTGGTGTCATCCGCATCCGAAGTTACGGTGTTTGGGCTGAAGTCGAAGCCTTTGGAAGTACCGGCGATCAGCGACTGCCATTCGCTTTCTGCTGGCACTGTATCAGGGCAGCCCAAAGCCACCTCAAGCACAATGCCACGACCGAACAACTTGCTGTTGTCAGTTGAGCAACCTTGCATATTGCTTACCTCTTTGATTATTGATTACTCGCCGTACAGGCAAGCGAATTGCAGGCGATAGACTAATCGCCCTTCAGTTGTGGAAACTGGGGATGGGATACCGCCGACGTTCTCAATATGGCCGATGCAGTCATTTGGCATGGGGTTGTTCTGGATGTGGCTGATGATGGCTTGGACAGCGTTGTCCACCTCTTCATCCTCTCCTTCAGCGCCGATGACGTCGACCAGCACCAGATATTCGCTGGCTAGATCGTTGCGAACTGGGCTGCCACCGTTTGGACGAAAGACTATGAATTTATCTTCGCCCTTTCCGGTGTCCCTCCAGCGCAACATCTGCGTAGTGAAGCCGGCGGTCAGTTCTGACTCGACAAAGTAATCGCGAACACGGCGATGCATAGCTGGCATCATAGCTGCATCTCCTTCTTGATCGCTCTGTCAATCTGCGCCTTGGTATCCTCAAACCCTTTGGTAAGAAACTCTTTTTTGGCGGTGGCGCGCCGGAATTTCTGGGGGACATTCGGGTCATGCACGTAGACAGCGTAATTTGCCGAATAGCCAACTCGTCCCGTAATCCGGGAGCCATTCACGGAAATATCGCGATACTGGCTATTGAGTAGCGTCGACGTGTCGATAGGGGTGTATAAAGCAGCCTGTGCCCCACCAATCAGCAGCGCTGACTGCATAGCCCTGACAACTCTCCTCCCCTTGATATCGCCGATTAACCTATCAAGATTGGCCTGCGCCTCCCGGATACCTTTAACCTTCACGCCCATATCAAACCCCTGTGATAATCGCGTAGTCATCGGCGATGCGGTCGAATGTATCGGCGTACCGGATGATATGGCGAACCTCATCAGCGCCATCAACCTTTTTCGGGTCTGGTTCAGATGAAGCACCGATCAGGATATAATCACCCTGGCGTGCATCCGCATACTCAGTCCAGTGCGTGTTTTTTACGACAAACTCAAGCCCGATATCGCCAAGCCGTGCAGTCGCATCACCACCGTAATCGCACATGATCTGGATAGGCTCAGCGAAGGAAGATTTACCGTAATCGTCCATGCCAAGTTTTTTCCAGACCGTAGCGACCGCCGTATAGCTCCAGTTAGCCGCTGCACTCATGAGAGATAATCCTCATACTGGTCAGGACAGCCGGGGCAGTTGGGGCATTTTTCGCAATCAGGTTTCTCCTCATCGCTTTTTCGCTCTTCCTGCATCAGCAACCTCCCACAACGTCAAAGAACCCCACGCTAGTGCCAACGTCGATCGGCAATCCTGCAGTGCATCCGGCGGTATCCAACGCTGCCAGCGTGTTCCTCATGGTTTTGATGTCGCCGCTGTAATCGAACGACCTCGACGCCCCTGAAGGCGCTGACTGTGACTTGATACGCTGGCTAAAGGCCGTTATCGCCATAAGGGTGACGGCATAGACCTGTATGAGCATCAGATCGCAATCGTCGTAGCCAGACGCCTCCAGGCACTGACGGATGCCGTCCAGCTTGCACAGGTAGGCATCGATCATGAAGTCAGGAATGGAGTAACCCAGCGCAGACAACTGCTGTTTAACCTGCGCCGCTGTTATCTGTGCTGCCATGATTACTTGTCCTTCTTGGTCGCTGCAGCCAGAGCAGCTTCTGCTGTATCAGCACGCTGTTTCTCTGCCGCCAGTTCTGCAGCCTGGGCCTGCTTCAGTTGCTCCAGCGCGTCGGCATGTTCCTTATCCTTCGCCGCTGCCGCTGCCTGGGCCTGCTTCAGTTGCTCCAGCGCGTCGTCCAACTTTGTCTGAAGTGCGGATGTGTCGGCACTGGCTGTAGCGGTCGATGTGGCCACTTCTAATGCCAGTTTCTCGCCTTTCTTTTCTGCTGATTGCTCCGCCTTACCATCGGAAATCCACTTCCCTGCAACCGAGTCATCTACTTCGTAGACTTTGCCAACTTCCAGTTTTTGGAAGTTGGCACCGGCAAAGAGGTTTGCTACCAAAACTTTTACGAGTGCCATGATTTTTCCTTAGCTGGATGCGTGAATGACAGAGAAGTGGCCGTTGATGTCTTGCTTGACCATCAGGCCGGCGGCACCCCAGGTACGCCATACGTAATCGCTGTTGTAGAACTGTCGAGGATCGGCAACGGTGCCGAACGCCTGACCTACGACCGGGGCAATGACGCCAGCAGCGAGAGGGATGATCACGATTTCGTTACCAGAAAGCTCGGCGTCCTCTTTGATGTCGGAGATGCCGGCCAACTTCTTCAGCTCTTCCAGAACTGTGCGCAGAGCATTAACGTCAAAATACTGCTCCAAGTTCGACATGATTTCGCTGGATACGTACCAGGTCTGTTGGCCGTATTGATAGTTTTGCAACTTCAGCACGTCACGCAGAGCGATAGCAGCAGCGCGCATCGCTTTAGGATCGGTGCTGGTCGCAAAGTTAACAGTCAGCGTAACCTGCGCCACACGCTCATCATGACGCAACCCCTTCCAGGTCTTGTCGTCGAACTTGATGAAGTTGCCGGCCGCGTCGCGGAAACCTTCCCAGATGTAGTCCACATACTGCCGGCGAACGTCATCGACAGAGCCAGCCTGAGCATCAGCCAGGGAGGAAAGTGCAGAGCCTTTGTTGAAGACCGGGTCTCGCCAGTTGAATTTAAAGCCGCTGTCGTGGATAGGCACCATGGTGCCATCAAAGGTGTAAGACTTCGCATCCAGCGCCGCACCGATCTGCCCAGACATGGAAGTGTGCGCCCAGCCACGGCCGCCAGTGCGTGCGTATTCGTACACAGACTCTTCTAGGCGAACAGAGCGAGACAGTGGCATCAGATCGTTGAGCAGAGTGAACTCTGTGTTCGGCTCAAACTGCTTCAGTACTGTCTGGTCATATGCCTTATACAGACGGCGGATATCGTCGACTGCGTTTACAGCGTTGAGATCAGGCGTATCTTCTGCATCACCCCGCCATTTGGTTCGTGCAATGAAATCTGCGGCGGCTTGAGCGCTGGCGTTACGCGCGGCTGTCAGCTTTTTAAATTGAGAGGAGTTAACCTCAAGGTTCCCGGTTTCGGTCGCCTGTTTAGTGGAAAATACAAACATTCAGGAGCTCCTTACTTAATGACAACGCGCAGGAGTTCACCTGCAGCCGTGGTGTATGCGCGGTCTTCTTCTACGTATGCGCGGACTGACTCGCCTTCGGCGGCCGCCTTAACTCGTCCATTGACGATAGAAAGCGGCTGGCCTTTGGTGTAGGTGCCAGCAGCAGCAGGAACGTTGAAGAAAACGCCAGGGGTTGGATGGAATGCAACAACCCAATCACCAGCCTTGATGACGTCATCTACGGTTTTGCAGCGCAGATAGTCATAGTTGGCTACGTAAAGGATCGCGGCTTCATTGCCATCTACCGATGCGGTGAATTTCTTCGTGGTGTTATCGAAGAAACCGATCGTGCCAGGGGGTGTATCGGCGGCGGCGGCACCTTCACGATGCAGTTGTGGATTGGCGAAGATACCGCCTGCGTGAATTACATGTTTCCCGTCTTTAGCCATTTTTTACTCCGGAATTTCGCTGAAAGTTTGAGAGGAGTTAACCTGACGCAGCATGCCGTTCAGGCCGATAGAGGTTGAGCACTGAGCAAACAGCTCCTTCAACGGATCACCATCCAGCGCGTTTACGGCAACGTCGCTCATGCCGAATTTGGCTTTAACTGCTGCGCGCATTTCGCCTTTCTCTTTGTCTGAGTTGGCAATAAGGCCAGACTTAACAGCTGCGAGATCGTCGGCGAATGGTTTAAACCATGCCGGCGCCTCGTCGCTGTTGCTTGCCTGCTCTTTCTTCTTAGGCTTGCCGGTTGCAGGGTCGATTTCTTCCCCGCCTTCTTTTTTGGCTGTCGCCTTCTCTGCGGCCAATTGGTTATAAGCGTCCATCAGTTCGGCATCGGACTTGCCTTCAGTCGGCTTACCAGCGGCTTGCAGCGCATTGATAATCAGTTCTTTCATCGGATCTTTCTCTCCGTTGGTTTTAATTTCGTACTCAGTGGGTTTGCGCACGACTTCTATAGGTTCGCCGACGAACACGGCCTTACCGTCCTCATCGATCAGGTATTTCTGGCGGAAAAACTTGGTTTTATCGCGGTAGATGAAGGTGTCAGGCCAGATAGATTCCGGCCACGGCCAGTAATCATCTGATCGACCTTCACGGAGCTTGTTGCTGATCGCTTCGCGGATATCGTCAAACGAGAAGTTAGAAGCGTTGGTGAAGAAGAATTTGGTCTTGTTCAGCAGCCCCTCTCGGGTGCAATCGATACCCTCGGACAGGTTTGCGGTTTCTACCTCTTGATCGTCGCCGTCGGCGTTAACGAAGATGCCAACGCCTTCGCTTGGCGTTCCGGCGCCAGACTCATCCAGTAGAACAGCCACATGGTCAAACACCATGTTTGTGGCGATTTCGTTGTACTTCTTACCCTTTGATTCGCCGTTGGCCGCAATGCCTGAGTAAAGGAGTCCGGTGGAGATGTGAATGGGCTCTACGTTTGTCCCAGCGATCATTTCATCCAGTCGATTTACCAGCCGCTTACCCTTTTCACTGCCTTCGGCGTAACGGCGGTCGACATACATATCACCATTGACCTTTCCGTCAACATGCTGGACGTCTTGAAGCCAGGCGCCAACGTGATAGTTGTTCACCGCGCGGACATCACCCGCCGATACATGCTTTCCGTCTATTTTTGGATGCCCCAGCGGCATCGGTTTGCGCTCAAGGGTGTTATAGGCCTTGGCAATTTCTGCTGCCGGGTACAACTTCCGGTTCATCACGATATCGTCAACAACGGGCGTAATGCCGCGAACCACGATATGTGGTTTCCCGTCGATGGTTTCGGTAGTGATATTTGAAGCGGAGTTGACGACGGTCAGCACGTTAACGCGGTTGCGCTTCATGCTGTGTCCTCATTATGTTGGTGATGCCGATTAAGCGGCCTGTTGCGTCATCCAGGCAGCGCGCTCTTCTTCCAAGCGCTTCGCCAACCCGATGTTTACTACATTGTCTTTCTCGTCAACGACGGCTGGGATCTGGCTGCAGTAACAGTTGAACCTGTTGCCGTCTTTCGAGTACCACTCACGCACTTCTTCGACCGTGTAAAGCTTGCCGTGGCGCGATGCGTGCCAGGCGCGCGTAGTCGGCTTCAGGGCGGATAAATGAAGCAACTTGGTGCGTAGGCCTAACCTATCCTGTACCCATGTGGTTTCGTTCCACTGAGCCTCTCTCAGGGCGCCAACCTGCTCGGTCTGAGCAATCGTCTTTGCCTTGGACATTGAGACATCAAGGCGTTTGCTTATCACCCTCATGGTTTCACGCGGGTTTACACCTCGGCCAACAGCATCTGCGATGATATTTGCAAGGTCAGCACGTGCTGCATCGCTGATCCCCTTCCAATCGCTGTACGTCGACACGAAAGCAGCGGCCACCTGGTTCTGATAAGCAGGTGTCGACAACAGCGCGCTTAGCGTGGTCTGTGATGCATATACCTCAGACTGAGCAGACAGATTCGTATAGGCATTGAGCGTGCCTCGCCGATACTCATCTGAAATATACTGCAGCGCCCAAATATCCTGACCGTTACCCTCTAACAGGTAGTCATCAAGGATCGTTTGTATTACCTCAAGAAGCGCCGCTAACTGCTGAGCGTTCATGTCGTAGACAAACGTACCGGCGTTAACCTGATATAGGGTGTCACCTGAGAGAACATGCGATCGCTGAGAGTTACCCACCATCACCCGGCCAGTTAATCGCTGGTCGAACAGTTCCCGAAGCGTTGTTTTGATGCCCAGATATCGGTTCTCGATATCACGGAACATTTTGTTTACTTGCCGATAGGATTGGGTGGGGTCTGCTTTATTGCGCGGTATTATCGGTGTCCCGATTTTAGGTCTCGGCGCTCTCGTCATTCAGTGGATCCTTACCGACCTGCTTTTTTGTCGGGTCTGGCTGTCTAGGTTCCTCGATTGGCTCCAGTTCGCCGGCGGCGCGTACCTCGTTTGGTTCAACAGCAGACGCACCGAACGCTTGCTGGGTTTTGTAGGCAACGTCTGCCATCTTGCTCATGTTCTCGAGCTTCTCGCTATCACCTGGGGCCAGCAAATCAGACCAATCTACGGTGATCTCGCCTTTCTTTGGTTGCGATACTACGCCGACGTCACACCATCTTTGAATGACTTCAGTTAGCAGCCATGACAACCAACCGCCACGGCGTCCATTCCCTTTTTTAGCCCATTCCTTCCTGTCTTCGGTAGAAGCAAGATTCCCGGTTTGCTTGCCAAATAGGATATTGAACGGGCAGCCGATGGTTGAGGCATAGCTATTAGCCGAGACTGTCCATGACGGTGTAGGGTCAGCAGCGGCAACCGAAAGTACAGATGATGTCCCTGACTGAGTTACCAGCGCAGAATCCGTACCCTGGTTGAGTTTCCTGATCTTTTCATTCATTGCCTCGCCAAGGTCTTTATAGCCAGCATCCTTCGCCTGCTGCGCGATGGTTTTCATGTCGGTTTTATCGTCGAAATGAATACCAAGCTGGCGGCTCGCGTTCTTCAGGAACCCCTCGGCACTTCCTCCCTTGGTCTTTTCGATGTCCAGCAAATCGTTGTAACCAGCTTCGTTAAGAGGGATGCCAGACAACATGTTGTCATCTTCTGAACCTTCGGCGAGGATGATCACCCTGCTGGGGTGAACCGTAACGCTTCTCACATTGCCATAGGTGCCGTCATCACCCACAGGCTGCTCGTTGAAGATGTAGTTCACCGGCTGCCCGTAAGTTGGGGATAGGGTGTCGATGTCATAGTTGCCAGGCTTAATCTGCGATTCCCAAACTGGGATCATCTTCACTAAAGCATCTTCGCCAAGTCTTGCCACCAGCGCTGTATCCACTGGCTCTGACCATGGCCTGTTGTCTTTAAGCTGGAGGATAATGGCAGAGTATCGACCAACCAAATTGCGCCGATCGGCATCCTTGATTTTTGACCAATGTTTTTTCAGCAGCCTGGTTACCGTTTTTTCCCATTTGGTAGAGACGGTAGACTTATCAGCCAGTGGGCCATCAATAATTGTCGGGTAGTCGCTCCAGCAGTTATCCAACGTTTTGTGCACGCCGGAATAAGCCGCTGAGTTTCGACGATAGGCGCGCAGAAGCAGATCAAAGCTTATGGTGTCCGGGTAGCCAAACTCGTCCCACAGTTTTGTTCTCTTCGTGTTGCCATTCATCTGTCCCGCGTACAAGGAACGCTGGCGCCCTATCGCCACTGCGTCAGCGAGGGCATTGACGAGGAATTCAACCTCGCTATTTTGTTCACTCACTGAGAGCTCCTTAGAAGAATACAGCGCCAACTTGTTTGTGGTTGTTCTTCGCTACGGCAAAGTAGCGGAAACCATCTGAACCGTGCGAAGTGTGATCGTGAAGAGGTTTGTCTTTCCAGCATCCGCGCTTGTCATCCCACTCTTTTCGGTATCCCTCAAGGTGAGATATCCCCTCAGCACACTTCTCATCGTCAAAGACGCATCTAGGGAGAATTTCACGGACAGACTCGATACCGGTATCAACGCCGACTTTCGGCACAACCTTGAAAGTCATCGAATACACCTGGCCGTCGATTTCGTAACCCTCGCGCGCCAGCTCCTTCCGTGATTTAGCGTCAGAGCCAAACTCCCGGTTTTCAATATCGTGTGGCCCCCAGTGCTCGCCGTACTCATAGCCACGGTCTTTGAGCACCTTCATGTAGTGCCTCAAACCCTCCCCAGAGTTCTCGTAGTAATCGATGATATGAAACTCTTCACCAACCTCACGAACGAACCAGATAGCTGTTGAGTCACCAACGCCGATATCCCAGAACGTGTGAACCGGGAGGTGAGAGTTGTCGGGAAGTGAACCGATCCGCTTATTGGTATACAACCAGCGGAATTGCTTGGCGTAATACGCTCCCTCTACCGACTGTTGGAAGGCTTCAGCGGGTATGCTCGGATACTCACGCTTCATGTCGTCGCCAAGAGTCTTCTCTTTGGCGAGATACCAGGCCTTCTGGCGTTCATTTAACGTGACGCCATGCTTGGCTTCCAGTTCGTTAAAGTAGTCAACCAGTCGCTCTGGGAGGCTTTCTACCGGGTCGATTGCGTACTGAGGATTCTTCCACCACGTGAAGAAGAAAAACTTCCAGTCGAGGTTTGATAACGTTTTGCCCTGCAGCTGTGCTTTCTCAGCCGTCTGGCAATAGTCGAAGAAATACCCAGCACGCCCCTCGGCTGTACTCTCGATAGTTGTAAAGCAATCTGTCGATACTGCCTCAAAGGCGCCAGTGACGATTTCACGAGCCTTGTCCGGGTACTTAGCGCAGATCTTGCCGAACTCAGAAACGTGCAGGTAACGAAGCGTGCCGCCACGAAATGACGTGCTGACGTAGAGAGAGCCGCCATTATTGAAAACTAGCTCACCAACTGCGTCGTTCTTTGCCGGGTTCGCCTTTCTGATCAGCGCCGGCAGGTTGTCGTAGGCATATTTGACCTTTTCCCTAAACAAGCGCTTTGCGTCGTTTAAGGTGTGGGCAATCAGCGCGCATTTGGCTGATTCGAACAACGCGGCATCGAGCTGGACAATGCAAACCAGCGTCGTAAAACCGAGCTGCCTGGCCTTTAGGATTATGTTCCTGGTATGTACGCCTTCGAAGTATTCGAGCTGCTCAGGGGTCATCCTGAACTTAATCTTCTTCCCCGATTTGTCGGTAATGAAGTAAAGGTTGTTCAGGCGCCAGAATCGATTTTTAAGGTTCTTCTTCAGCTCGCTGAATTGCTTGTTGAGATCAGCCATAAATCACGCCTCAGAAGATATCTCCTTCAGTAGCTCAGCCATCTCATCAGCGATGGTGTGCTGGGTTTCAATCTTTTGCTTGTTGGTATACGCATCACCGCACTCTTTCGCGGCCTGCTCGACGATCTGAGCGGCCAATGCGTAGTTCTTCATGGTTTCGGTGCGCGTCGCCATGCGGTCAAGAACGCGCAGCCGGTAGGCCTTGTTGGCGATCGGAATGTCTGAAATTTCCGTCTTGAATCGTTCTCGCGTCGTGTGGAACAGGTCTACCCATTTCTTGGCCAGCGACTTGCCGCTAACCTTTGTCGGGTCGTGAGATTCAACCTGCTGACGCGTGATTTTTAGCCCAAACTCTTTTTGGACTGACTCCACTACCGACGTAGGGGTGTCAAAGCACGCAAGAGACTGAATGATGAAGGCTTTTACATCTGGTTTTAATGCAGCCATAAATCACCATCCGTCCAATACAGTCCAATATTTACGCCAGCCTCAACATGCAGTTACCGCACGCCCTGGCAATGTTTAGTTGCGCCACCTCCGCAGGCCTATTGGCCGCATCAACCAGTTCCTGAACTTCCACGCTGGCGCCATACCGGCGAACTACGCCAACGAACTCTTCAACGTCGTGTCCGCGCAGCTTCAGCACCGGCTGGCCTTCCTTGTTGAATTTTGGTGCGCCGAAATCGTCTGTCGCCTGTGCGATGTGGTAAAGCTCATGCTCGACCAGAGCGCAGAACTCGGCGTCTGAACACTGCGAGCAGTAGTCGGCAGCGAGCGTGATGATGAATTTCGGCACCTCACCGAACCATTCATGCATCTGCTGTTCCATCCTGGCCTTCTGCCATCCGCCAGCGCGCATCGCTACCTCTTCAGCTTGGCCTAGCACATGGCGCCCTTTCTTCTCAAACGCGGACGATGCCCACATGAAACGCAGATCAGCGTCTGCAAGGTGTCCGTGGTCTGGGTTAAACAAGCTGCCGGAATCGTCGATGATTTGACGCTGCATCCACTCCTGCACCTCGTTCGCAGGAACCAGGCCGATATAAGGCGTTAGCTGATGGTCTTCGATAAACCTTAACGGTGGGTATGGCCGGCGCTCATGGCTTTCATCCTGCGCTGTTTTAGCCATGATTTTCTCCCAATAAAAAAACCGCCGAAGCGGGTAATATTAATTAGCTTATAATTTCTCTAGTGCTTTTTGAATCGCATCCGCCACCGCCTCAATCTCTGCAGCGGTACTCTTCAGATCATATTCTACTTTATCAACCCTGTTGGCAGCGACTGACGAGGAAGCGGAGGATTTCGCTATTTCCAATGCTGCTTGGACCGCTAATAAACGCTTCTTTTGCTCAGGGCTCGATTTTAAATCAGAACCGAAGTAATGCTCTAACATATCAATCTCCATTTGCTAAACCCACAACGTTTGCGGGTAACGATCTGTAAATGGGGTTTGTTCTGATAATAACAAGGGCACTATCGATGGCACTCAGTGAATGCCACCTGTAATGCCGTCAGCCCAATTGCAGAACGCTGTGCTCTTCCGAGTCCGAGTAGGCGATCAGGCCGTTGTATTCCGGTACCAGTTCGTCGTCGTCAGCCTCAAACGCTGGAATAGTGCCGGTGGTAATGGTGTAGGACGGCTGGCCCTCCTCTTCAGCGAAGCGTGCCAGCTCTTTAATCTGTTCCAGGGTCAGTGCGATTTTGCTCATAGTGCCTCCATAACAGTTTAAGTTGAAGATAAAATTTTTAGTGTTTAATTAAGACCATATTGGTAAGTTAATAGCGACCAAGCTGTTCAAGTTACATTCACATGGATTAATTAGGATTAAAACCAATGACGCAGCAACTACCTATAAACTATACAGTTGATATAGATGACCCAGACCTGAAAATCATTTGCAAGAAAATTAACAGAAAAAACAAGCCACTTTCTATAAAGATGATTGATACTCCAAAGCCTATAGGGAACTGTTATTGGAATGCGTGGGCCCAAGCTAAAGAGAAAGGTGGAAAAGTTGTTTATGGCTGGCTGTTTCACGAGTGGCCTAAATTATATATCACCGCAATGCATCATGCAGTTTGGCAAAGTGAAAGTGGTGAATTATTTGATGTATCGGATAAATACGATACTGACCCTATCAGGACGCACTCAACGTTTCTGCCGGATGATACTGTTAAAATCGACTTACAAAGATTGCCAATGATAACCTCGCACATCATAGCCAGAGCAAAACTCCCACCTGCTATGGACCATGTGGTTAAACAGCTTTCCATGGCTTATCAAATGAGAAACAGCTTTGAGCAACGAAATGCTGATATAATTTATGACTGTGGTTATAGATGTGAATATCAGTTTAAAAAAGCAGCCACGAAAGACTTTGAACCAACAAAAATTCATTTCCCTAACAAGCTATTCCAAATTGAATGGCAATACAATGAAAACATGAAATTTCATTACAACGACGCCTATGTAAGTAGCCTCCACCATATACTAAACCTCTTGAGCCTAGTGAGATAATTAAAGGTGTAACCGTTCAATTTTCTTTGGGCGGTTCATTGTTAAATTCTTTAACCGCCATGTTAAAACAGCCTTTATGACCACAGATTTCACATACCTTTTTTTTGTCTCGAATTGCCAGTGTTGGAATGCCCAACGATGAACCTGGCATGCAAGGAACAGTAATTACCAGTTCTTTACTTTCCACTTTTTAACTCCTCTCGCCAGATGTTAAGTGTCTCGACCTGGCCGGCGCAGATTGATAAAGCAGTTTGCAGAGACAGCGTGTAGCTCACCGCGTCTCCCCAGGTGTTGCCCTGCAGCTGTGGATTTTCGCAGAGAGTGAAAACTGATTCAGGGGGGAGAAGGACTATTTGCTGTGGTGCCGACTGCCCCCTGCTGCAAGAGCTCAACAACAGCGGCAGGCATAGGCTGACCAGCACAGGCATCATTCTTGATTGATTCACGATATTTCCTCTGGTAGCTTTCGTTCTGCTGGCGCAGTTGCTGCTCTCTCCGGTGCTGCTCTGTCGCTAAGGCTCTGTTCTTCCGGTCTTGTGTTTGCAGGGCGGAGATCAGTCCTGACTGCTGCGCCAGCGTCTTTTCCTGCTGCTTCACCTGCTCACCGGCCTTTACTGCGTTGCTGTGGAAGTAAAACGCCAGCCTGCCGGCGACAATTAGCGCCACCAGCAACACAGCGGCAATTATTGCGGCCGTCCGGTTCATAGCAGAATCACTCCGACGAATAGGAACCAGCCCCAGCCATCAATGCCGTGAGCGGCAAGATAACCGGCCACTGCGAAACACACCGCTGACGGTAGATATCTCATTTATCCAGCCCCCAGCAAGCCAGCTCGGCCTCTTGGTCGCGCCGCAGAATCTGTCCATAGCAGTTATTCGAGCGGATGCGGCAATCTCGGCCAGCGTCGTATATCCAGCGGCGGATTTCGCGGCAGGCGCCAATGCGGTCGCCGGCGTTCAACTTTTTGTAAAAGGTGGAAGTGAAGCACTTTCCGGGGCCGATGTTCCACGGACAGAACGAGGCGATACCGACTTTTTGCGGCTCGGTCAGCGTTACCTTGACGTTGCGATCCACCCAATCGAGCGCCTTTTGCTGCTCTGCTGCGTCAATCTGCTTGCACTGCTCGGCGGTCAGGTGCTGACCCTTCACAACCTTCTGGCCATTGACCATCGTCACGCCGCCGCAAATTGTCCAGATGCCGACTCCGTCCTGGTATGCAGTCAGGCGCTGACCTTCTTTCTCTTCCTGAAACTGCGACATCATCACCGGGGCCGATGCGCCGGCGGCGATCAGCGCCAGCATTACGGCACTGAGTTTTGATTTGTTCCCCATCATTCACGCTCCAGCATTTCAAGCTCTTCCGTGTCGATCGTCTCCGTGCGTTTTTTTATCCAATCACGCAGAAGCCGCTCGCGCCGGCAGCGGAAGTAAGTACCGAGGGCAATACCAAACGCAGAGCAGAACATGCCGAAGATAACGCCGAGAATGATCCATTCGCTCTGTGAGAAATAATTAATGATGCCGAGGACGAATGACACTGCGCTACCAGTGTGCACGGCTCCATCGGCTGCTCTGATTAGCATTCGTGTCATCCTTACCTCCCGCCGGGCGGTTGGCGCTCATGAAATAAAAAAGCTGCCAGTGGCAGCCTTATGGTTTGGTGGTGATGCTGAAGAATACCTTTCCATCGGCGCCTTGCAGCTCAACGGTATGAGGCTCACTCTCATACCCTTCCATTGCGATATAGGCACCAGCGATAGCCTGACCAAGCGCTTCAACATCTGTTACGCCATGACAAGCCGTAAGGGCATGCTTCAGAGCTTCGCGAGCCTGGGACTTCGCGCCATCGGGTAAGTGGGAAAATTTCATAGTTAACTCCAAGATGCGGGGATCAGCCACCAGCCGTAAACGATTTGGCGATACGGGGTGTGCCAGGTGTGTGTCGGATGTTGGCTGGGGCTGAAATGCAAAAAGCCCCGCACTAAGGCGAGGCTAAAATGTCGTGTGGCGGCAGGATTCGAACCTGCGATTACCAGCCCAATCAAGACTTATTGGCGTTGCTATCATGGCATCCGGTCGTCTTACCGCTTGACCACACCACAACGGAAAGATCACTGAAGCGCCTGGGATTTCAAAGTCGCAGGGCTGGCATTGTCGCAGTAATCTTACCTGTTGTGATCAACAAAGGCCGCGTTAGCGACCTATTCTTCTAATTTCATTCTTAAAGCGCTACGCATATAGTCTTTGTATTTTGACAATGCGCCTTTTTGAAGGCCGATTAACTTATTTCTGAAATGGAGATCTTCCCCATTATGCAGAATGAAATCCCACTGAATTTCACCTTCATCGATGAAGCTTACTTTTTGTTTTGAGAAAAGATCACTATCCCCGACCTCTGTCAATGGTGCCAAAGCAAGTAATTCGTAATCCTTCATAAAACCTTTTGAGTCCATAACAACCTCGTCTTGTTGTTCGTCAATATTCGCTATGGCAGGCGGTGACGATACCGCTTTTCGATTGGCCAATCTAGCCATAGCAAAACTGCCGCTGCAACTTAAGAGTCACTAACGGCAGCTTATGTCACTATTATGGGTAAATAGGTAAAACAAAGTCAAGCATTATCTATGCAACATGCTTAATTTTCTCTACACGTTTGCGACTGTTGAACGCATTTACCATCGGAGCATAGAGCATATACAAGCTCGCTTTGAGGATTTCAGCCACTTCTTTGCGGCATGTTTCCTCTGATGGCTTGCGCCACCCCTCCCCTAGTCGACCACGGTTAATCTTGCGGGGCTTTGCAGTCGCATGATAGTAAGATGCAATGGCTCGCTTAGAAGAACCATGAGCGTAGTAGCTAAGCAGGATGCCGACGGCTTTCTTGTCGATAAACATGACGGAATCTACGACCTGAGAAATCAACATTCCATCATCGTCATTGCACATTGGCCTACTTGGATTTTTGCTTGGCTCTACGCTTTCCATGAACTTGGCGATCATGTTGCTCATGCGTCGCTCGAGTCGACCGGAGTAAACCCATGCGCCCCATAGCTCAAGCCAGCCATTAACCCATTGGTGCTGATCATCTGATAGCGACAGCTGCTTTACCGGCATATCTTCCCCCAGGTTTTTGCTGATTTGATGCTTTGGATGTTTTGCTTTGAGGTGTGAAACTGCTCTGCGATGGTTTTGGTGCTGATGCCGATACCGATGAGCGCTCTGATCGATATGACATCATCCAGACTCAGGGATGATCGTTGCCTTGCCATCAGGCTGCCTCCTGGGGTTTTTTCAGTTCCCGCAATTTCGCTCTGTAACGCGCTCTAATCGCGTCGAGCTCTTCGCGGGTGTATCGGTGTGGGTTATTGTTGTTTTCAAGCGCTATGACTCGCTCAGCGCCGATTTTCGTGATGAGATTGATTCGGTATTGAGTGATTGCACCGGAGTGATGGACGTTGCAGGATGCGCACTGCAGATGGCAGTTATCTTCGTTGAACCGGAGCTGTCCGGCCGCCGCTGTCGTTCTGAAGTGACCCGCGTGATATTCCGTTGCCGTTGTACTGCCGCAGCTAATGCAGCCACTTCCCTCATCCCTGGCTCGTATGTAATCGTTGAAGGCTCGTTGTGTCATGGTTATCCAATGACTCAATGGCTTCGCGTCAGCCTTGCGCTTGTTCCACTCACGGCGTGCAGATGCCTCAGATTGCTTTTGCTTGCGCTCTGATTGCTGCTTTGCGTATTGGATTGCACAAGATGGACTACAGACGATTTGAAGGGTGTTGCGAGGGACGAACTTGGCTTTGCATTGTCGGCAGGTTTTTGGCTTCGGTAGCTTGACACCTTTAGCCATCATCTTCTCCCATTACTGAATCGATGAACTTTCGTTGTTCTTGTTCGCAGGTTTCGCACACAAATACCTCGTCAGGCTGAAGCTCCTTACCGCAATCAGCGCATAGCATTTTCAGCATCCTTCATCATGAGGAAGACAATCATGGCAGCACGGAGTGGATTTTCATCAGAAAAATACTGGAATCCATTACATGCAGGGTGCCCAATATTTGCCTCTGCCCATACCTGGCGAACCCCTTCAACCTCATCGTTTTCAAACTCGATGCAAATTTCGTTTTCAACAATAATCGGCCATGCGTCAGCCGGGTTGTTGCATGGGTCGAACAAGCCATATTCGCCATTCTCTTTACATGCGCACCACGTTGCAATGCGAGACGTGTCACCTCCTGATGAACCGTCAAATAGTTCAAGTGAAACTGCGACATTAATCTCAAAATCACTCATCTTGCTGTAATCAGTCATGGCTTTCTCCGGGCGCGACGACGCAGCCACATGCTGTCGGCTAAGGTCGCGGTGTAATTTAGGGTTTTAACTTCGGTAGGTGCGGGTTGCTTCTTGCGGGTAGTGCGGGCTGTTGGTTTGAATATCAGCTTTTCTTCCAGCCTATCCCAGACTGATTTACGCCTTCGTGTCATCAGGCCACCTGTTTCTGTTTGAGTTGGTTGTACTCGCTATCAGCAGGAATCGTTAACCTGCAGCCAATATTCAACGCCCAGCCTTCAACCTGGTTCAGGTAGAAATGCATGTCTCCGGTGTCGAGGTCTGCGGTGTGCCGAAGCGTTTGGGTTGTGGTTTTTTCACCCGTCACCACGTTCACCATTTCTCGCTCTTCGTATCCGAGGTAAGTGTGCTTCATCGCATCCTTCACCCATTCTGGGGACGCAAAATGCTTGCCACGCTTGATGAGATAAGCGCTTAGCTCCGCGTACCACATGTGCTGGAGTGAGTTCTGAGGAAGGCTGCGCTTGTCACGCCATTCGGATATTTTTACTCGGTAGCGTTTGCCGCTGGAGATGAGGTCGAAGAGTTGTTTGGTGAATTGGCCTAGGGTGGTTTTATGGAGACAAAAGTCATCCATTGGCTACTCCCGAGATATCCTGATGCATAGGCCGTTCACTGTTTTTGCGGTGATGCGGTCGCCTTGCTTCATTTTCTGCAATTCAAAGGCATCACAAAGTGCGTTGATAGCTAATTGTTTTGGGCTGTTTCGGTTTAGAAACCGATCGAACCGGTTGGCAATGTTGAGCACCACCCACTTCCACGCCTGCGCTAAAATGAACAGGTAGCTGATAGCCATCAGGCCGATAATCATCCAATCAGTAAAACTTGCGTCTTTCATGATTTCACCTTGCGCCGGTAGCTCGGCCAGTCAAAGTTAATCCACATCCCGCCGTCCATCGTCATCCTGTCCATGATGCGATTCCCGAGTAGTTCTGTTAGCGCCGGGGCATCGAGGTTGGTCAGCATGCCGACTGGTTTTTTGCCGGATAGGCGGCGATCCACAATCTGGAACAGCACCACGCCTTCGTTGATGTTTCCACGCTGCACACCAATGTCGTCCAGGATCAGCAGATCAACGCTGCACAGGTCATCCATAAGCTTCGCCTCGCTGGTCTTCGCCCCTTCCTGGTAGGTTTCGCGAAAGCGCATCATCAGGTCAGGAATGGTCACGACCAGCACAGACTTACCTGCCGATAGCAAAACATTCCCGATAGCCGCCGCCAGATGGTTTTTCCCTGTGCCACACCCGCCGCTGAATATAAACCCACCAAACCCTCTACCGAACCGTGCTGCGTAGGCCTTGGATTTCTCCAATGCGTTGCGTTGAGCAGGCAACTCAGCGTTGTAGTTCTGGAAGGTGCAGGACTGGTGCAGCTCTTGGATGCCTGACCGGCCTAAGACATTTTGCAGGCGGGCAACACGGTTTTGCTCGATGATTCGCTCAGAGTCTATTCGGCCCTGCTCACGCTGCCATGCCATAAGCTCATCGGCAGTCTTAAACTTCGGTTGCGTTCCAGCCGGCATAGCGGCCTGAAGGCGTCGCATTAAATCTACTGCGCTCATCCTGTGAACCCCTCTGGTATGTGATTCATTGGCTTGCAAGTGCGGGTAACCGCAACCTGCTTGCGTGCCGGGTACTTCGGTTTAAACAACCCCTGGTAGCTGCTGGCTATGCTGGTATTGATTACTTCGGTTGGATCATGCCCCTCGTCCAGACATTCCTTCAGGACGTTGAAAGCTTTGGTCACTGTGAGCTGGGAGTTAATCGGCTTTTTGGATTCTGCACGGTACTGCACCCACTCAGACCAAGCGATAGGGTCAAGCCAGTCTGGTAATTCAACCGATGAAGGGTCGAACTTCTTCGATTCCCCCTTGGGGGATTTAGGGGGTTTAAGATCTTTATGTTTATCTGTCTTTGAAAGAATGTCTTTGGTGTTCCCTGTTTTCAGGGATACCTTTCCCTGTTTTTGGGGATGGTTATCCCCGTTTTCAGGGATGGTTTGAGGCTCTTTTTTGCTATCCCCGTTTTCAGGGATGATAATTTCAATGCGGTAGCAATTTTCCTCGCTTATTTGAGTGAAGGAAGTGACGCAGGATTTGCACTTCGGCTTCCCGTATGCCCACCCATTGAGCTCTGTATTGATTCCTATGTAGCGTGTCTGCCCTATGCGCCTCAGAATGATGATGCGCCGCGCAGCAAGTGTTAAGACAGCCTCTGACACATGCTTGACGGCAAGCCCTGTTTTGTCAGCAATGAGGCTGTTAGTTATCCGATCTTCTTTCTTCGACCATCCGTAAGTCAGGCGGATAACGGCATTCAGAACGCGGAATTCGCGCCCTGAAAGCTCAACCCTGCATACCGCATCCTGAATCTGATTTGCCAGTCGCAGATAGCCATTTTCGAGATCGGCCACTTGGCCTCCTGGCTTATCTGGTTGTCTGGGGAACTTGATAACCTCAGCTGTACTCATAGCCAAGCCCCTTACTGGTTGTTGATCCAGTGTTTTGCATGTATAATTCCTCTCAGTGATTGCTTTGCAAAATCATCACTTAGGCCGAGAAAGTGTTAGCGCACTGCTCGGCTTTTTCATTTCCAGTCATCGCTGCCAGAACCATTTCCTGCACCACCCTGCCGATAACGCTAAATTCCACGCTCTTCTTGGCAATGCAGAGAATCGTTGCGACATAGCGCCAATCAGTGCGGCTGATTTTCGACTCATGACAACCGGCCATCCTGGCGAACTCTCGCCCTGAGATAGCTGAAACGGCCATGAGCAGATCAGACTCTGCGCGGTTAATCTCTTGTTCGGTTGGTTTGCTGTAGCTTGCAGTTTCCATGCGTAATACTTCCTTTGTGGTTTAAATAGATACGTGCGGCATCCGTGGGGATTGCCACTTTTATTCCCCAGACCTACCAGGGAGAGGGTTAGTAGTGTTAAAGAGCGGTGGTTCTTATGCGGCTTTGCCGCCAGAATTTCCGTACAACAACCAGATAGGATCGCAGTTAAGTGCTTGCGCTAACTCAAGAAGAAATCGTGGCCGCTTTGTAAGGCCAGACTCCACCTGCTGAATAGTCTGCTGCTTTGTCCCTGCCAGCTCCGCCAGCTGGGATTGTGTCAGCTTCAGTTCAATCCTCTTCTGCTTGAGTCGGTCTGATAGTTTTTCCATGCGACCTCCATACAAACTAATTTGTATTTTATTGTCAAACTACTTTGTTTGTCAAATACCGTATTGCTTGTAATTATGGGTAATGACTTTCCAGAGGTTTTTTATGAGTATCGCTGACCGAGTAAAACTAAGAAGAACTGAGCTTGGCTTGACGCAAGCGGACTTGGCTGTGCGCGCGAAGACCTCTCAGCAAGCCATACAGCAGCTTGAAGACGGTAAGACTAAGCGCCCGCGCTACCTACCAGAGCTTGCATCTGCTCTTGGTTGTGACATCAAGTGGCTTATTAGTGGAAGTAACCCGCCAAAAGGTGACGAACTCACTCCGATCGTTGAGTGGGAAGGTGTTGACGCCTGGGATAGCAGTAACACTCTCCCCAAGGACGAGGTAGAGGTGCCATTTTTGCGAGATATTGAACTCGCCGCTGGGGATGGAAGCTATAACGAAGAAGACTATAACGGGTTCAAATTGAGATTCTCCAAAGCCACGTTGCGCCGTGTTGGTGCAAGCACAGATGGTAAAGGAGTGCTCTGCTTCCCTGCTCGCGGTAATAGCATGGAGCCAAACATTCCAGACGGAACCACTGTCGCAGTAAATACTGATGATAAAAAGATCGTCGACGGCAAGATCTATGCAATCAATGAGGGAGGCTGGAAGAGGATAAAAATCCTCTACAGGGTAGGGCCGGAGAGGGTAAGCATCAGGAGCTTTAACTCTGACGAGCACAAGGATGAAGAGAAAAACCTGACAGAAATCGAGATTATTGGCAGGGTTTTCTGGTGGTCAGTGCTGGATTACTAGCCAGTGATCTGGTGGGGCATTTGCGATAGTTAACGGGCGCCAAGCGAACAATAGCATTCACATTAAAAACGAGAAAAACATGAAGATCGGATACCTGTTCCCCGTCGCCATAATCGTGGCCGCTGTAGTGCTACTGGCTTGGTTCATCATCGGTGGGTATGCGATGCCCGGGAAGTGATGATGTGGATAGACAAGAGGTCGCAGAGATGCGGCCTTTTTTATTGCCGCAAACAATGCAAGCATAACACTTAAAAATAATGCTTGCCTGAATGGTTATACAGTGATTATTATGCAAGCACATTTCACAATAAGAGAGCTTGCAAATGTCAGAAGAAAATAAAAAACCATCCAGTAAAGCAAGGGGCGGCGTAGCACGCGCAAAATCGCTTACCAAAGAGCAGAGATCGGAAATCGCCAAGAAAGGTGCGGCAGCTAGATGGAAAGACAAACCATTGCGTGCAACACACAAAGGAAGTTTTCAGCAGGATTTCGGCATTGATGTTGAGTGCTATGTATTGGATGACGACAACAAAACTGCAGTAATAAGCCAAAGGGGAATGGGAGAATCCATTGGTCTTGGCGAGGGCGGAAGCAGGCTCCCAAAATTCATACAAGGCAAAACGATCTCAGCATACATTGGGCATGAACTTAGAGAAAAATTGGAAAATCCTCTTAAATTTCAATACCAACAGCCGGGCACCAACTCTCCAGGAAATCCTATTGTCCACGGCTATGATGTAGCCATGTTGATAGATCTGTGCCGAGCCATATCAAAAGCGCACTCTGATGGGAAGCTGTTATCCAGCCAAGAAGGGATAGCAAAGCAAGCAAGAATAATAATAGATGCATCTGCCAAAGCCGGCATTCAAGGATTGGTATATGCCCTTGCAGGATACGACAGAACAAAAGAAGAAGTTATCCAGGCATACAAGCTCTACGTAGCTGAAGAGGCAAGGGAATACGAAAGAGAGTTCACGCCTGAGCTTTATGAGCATTGGTATAGGCTTTATGGCATTGAGAAGCCAGTACGAGGAAGGCCATGGGCTTTCAAGTACCTAACCATTGATCATATTTATTACCCATTAGCAAAAAGTGAAGGCAAGGTGTTTAACATTGCAAAAGCAGCCAAAGATGAAAAAGGAACAAAAAGTGAAAAAATTCATCAATTTCTATCCGAGGTTGGAGTTAAAGCTCTCAGGACGCAAATAGGCAAGGTAACTGGTATTGCCATGGTTTCTGAAACAAGAGAGCAGTATGAAAAGTTCATAGATGAGAAGGTTATCGGACAAAGAACCCTTGACATAGATAATTAATAGCCATCATTACCCGGCCGCTGTGCCGGGTTTTTTGTGCCCTATCCCCGCCAATCAACCACACCTGCCGCCCTACCCCGGCACGCCATCCACTTCAGCGCCGCCTAACAACGACTCCGCGTTAATCAACAAGCACAACCCCACAGCAAAATCCAGTTTTCTTGTGGATAGTTCGTCGAATAACAAAATAAATTCACTTTAAATACAATAACAAACAAGACAAATACAATTAAATACAAATATTCGTGTTTACAAGAAAGTTTGTTTTCTTGTATATTTAATCCATCGCAACAACACAGCGATGCGGCAAACGGAACTACCGCCCGCGCCAGACAGGAAGTCAGGCACCGCTCTTTAACAATCTAACTGACGCCAGATAGGCAGCTAAGCAAGCTACATCATGCACAGCAAAACCATTTTGGTGTTAGTTGGAACGGAATTTCTCTCGGTAGTCCGAGAGACCAAAGCGAAGTGGCTTTGGGGTGTGGTGGAACAGGAAATGGTTCGTAGGCATCGATCAGTTAATGAGTACGACTGCGCGGTCGCTCATGAGCAATGCGATGGTGCTGAGCATGATCAACTTAGCGAAAAGACCAGCGGATTTTGTGGTTCGATTCCACATTCACCACACCACCAAAGCCACTTACTGGAGGTAGTTATGACAACAATCATCGTTAAGCCAGCGAAAGAAAACTCCAAGCAGCGCAAATACCGCAAGCAAGGTGAATTCTTAGCAAAAAAAGACGCTGACCGTGAGTTAGCGAAGAAAATCAGCAAAGCCTGGGCGAAGTTAACCCGAGTTGAGTTACCGGCACAGAAGCCTGTTTATAGCGGCTCATGTTGCTTGCCAGCGGTGGCGATGTTCGCAGTTGGGCATCGCAAATCAAACAAAATAACAGCGCGTTAACAATAGAGGGCCGCACAATGATTCGCTACACCTTTGGCAACCCTGACCGCTATCACGCTGTAAAGGGCGCGCTACTCGCATCGGGCTATAAGTTGCAGTCAGTTTGCCACCAAGGCACCGGGACGATCCTTGTCGATCACCCAGAGGAGGGCCGGGAAGCCCCGGACGAGATTTATAACCAAGCAAGCGGAGCCTTGCGCGCTCAGCCTATTAAATAACCCCCCCCCACCTACTGGAGGGGGGGGAGTAACAGAACACAGCCGCCTAGCGGCTTTTTTTACGCCATAAAGTCGAGGTAAGCATGAGCTTCAGAGGAAAGGTTTGGTTTTGGATGTTGGTTTCATGCGCCCTCTTCTGGTGTGGCGTGGTTATTGGGTTGATGAGGGTTATGTGATGGGTGGATTTAAAGGAACTCCGGGGCCGTGGAAGGTGAATGTAATAGGTCAGCACTGGAATAACAAATCGCTTACTCATCTGGAAGTAACGTTCGGAAGCGATGGTGAGTGTGTCTGCGACACAGTTTATAAAATTGATGATGCTAACCTAATCGCTGCTGCGCCAGAACTTCTTGATGCACTACAGGAGCTGGTTTTCCTCTATGAGCACGATGAGGGGTGCCGGGAATTGACGGAATATAAGCGAGCCAAAGAAGCAATCAACAAAGCACTAGGTCGCTGACCATCACAAAGCTCATATCCGTGTGAGCTTGATGATGTTTAGAGAAGCCTCGACACCCCGTAGGCCGCCATTGTGCGGCCATTTTTTTAACTGGAATTAACATGGCCGATGAAGATTACACGATGGGAGAGTTTTGGCGCGAATGGAAGCCAGAACTGAAGGAAAGGCGCAGGAAAGCACGCAACACCGCTTATGACAGAATTAAGGACTTCTTTGTTAGAAATTCAGTGGAATTTGAGGAGGGAAACAACACCCTGATTTTCAGGACACCAAATGGAACGGTTGCTTATTACCCTCCAAGTCAACGAATGCAACACAAAAAAACGTGGAGAGACTGTAGCCCGACTGCATGTATGAATTATGTGAACAAGTTAAGAGCCGCCTAAGTGCGGCCATTTTTTTACCCATCGCTAAGCCAATTTACGAGTTGGTTCAGCAATGAATACCTATCAATCAACAGGAGCATCACCATGCAATATGCCGTTGCAGGGTGGCCTATTGCTGGCTGCCATAACGAAACTTTACTCGAAATCATCACCCGCCGGATGCGCTGCATTGGCCGGTGGTTGAAAGACACACTTAATCAGCGAGGCGAGCCCTAATGGACATGACAAGAACACTTCAGCTTCTCGCCCTCCTCGCCAAAGAGAAGAACGACAACACCCTATTCCAGCTTGCTAACTCTCTTTTCTATCGGGGGATGAAATGAAGATGACATTCGTATGCACCGAGTATCATGCCAAGGCCGGACAGCGACAAGGTGAGGTTCGCATTGAGGCGGACGGCGTCGCTTTGTTCGGTCATGTTGATGAGAAGCAGATCATGCCTCAGCTCGATATCAAAGCTGTGTTCGAGTGGCTTGCAGAGAATGGATATACGGTCACAGAAAATAAGGCGGTTGCATGAGCCAGGAATTACTAGCAGACGATGGATTGTTTGTGTCTCACATGCTTACGGAGATTGGCGAAGAAATGACTGACGAGCTGGCGGCGATGGAAGCCGCTGCTGACTTTATGACGGAGCGTCAGGCTCAACAAATGGGGATCGGCTATGAGTAAAGAATTTATTCAAAAGCTGGCGGCAATCCAGCGAGAGCTTAATGCTCCCAAAAACCAGCGTAACTCGTTCGGTAACTATAACTACCGAAGCTGCGAGGACATCCTGGAGGGTGTTAAGCCACTGCTTGGCGATCTCTTCCTCTCCATTAGCGATGAGATAATTCAGATTGGCGACCGATTCTATGTGAAATCGACGGCAACAATCACGGATGGTGAGCATAGCCATTCTGCTTCCGCAATGGCTCGTGAAGCCCTTACAAAGAAAGGCATGGATGATGCGCAGGTAACTGGAGCAACAAGCTCCTATGCCCGCAAATACTGCTTAAATGGCCTGTTCGGCATTGACGATGCTAAGGACGCTGACACTGATGAGCATCGAAAGCAAGAGAATGCCGCAAAGCCTGAACCGCAAAAACAAAAACCCACACCTCAGCAAGTGCTCAATAAGTTTACCGCAGCTGCCTCGACACTTGATATTGCCGGTCTAGAAAAGGCATTTGCATGGACAAAGGCAAATCTAGCTGGAAACAAGGAGCTTCTTAGCAAAGCCACTGAGGTCTACAAAATCCAAAAAACTGACTTGGAGTTACCAATTTAATGCACAGCATCACTGTACGACTCAACAAATCCGCCAGAGAGTTTCAAGCTGGAGATAGCATCGGCTTTAACATCCGCGCGGGTGTTCAGTACTACGACCGGCAGAAAAAGCAGAAGGAATGGACGAATTACAGCGCTGCTGTATTTGCCAAGCCGGGCCCGCAAGCTGATTACTATCGTAGTGTTCTGGTTGAGGGATCTGTAGTTGAAATCAGCGGTGAAACCATCCGCGTTGATGTGTACGACGGGCAAAACGGACAAGCCATCACGCTTGAGCTTCAAAATGCCAGGATTGGCTTTGTGCATTCATCATCAAATCAGGGTAAGCCGCAAAAAAACTCCGATCGGCATTCGAATCAGCAAAGCAATCAATCTGGCTGGGATGACGAGCCGCCATTCTGATCAAACTACAAAGCCGCAGGTAACCAATCATGAAAGATCAATACGCAGCTATCGTGGCGGATTGCCTCGCGGCTTTCGATTGCCTAAAGCGAGGTGAGCCGCACGAACGCGCCAACCAGATGATGCACCGAACAGCCGCGAAAAACGCGGCTTTTTTATTGCCTGAAATTAACCAACGTAGAGAAACCCGCATGAATACACAGCAAAAAATACGCCCTGTTGTGCGCCTTGTCGGCACCTGCTGGGAGTTCCCTGACGGCCAACGTATTCCCGACTTTTTGAAAGCTGACAAAAAAGCTAAGTCGCTCGGAATGGTGCTTGAACGTCACCAGAAATGGCGCTTTAGCGAAACTGAATAAGGATGACCTATGACCGAAGTATTGACCTATGAAGCCCTGAAGGCTGAGCGCGATGCGCTGGCTGTGGAGAATCAGGCTCTGTCCGCAGCACTATCGTTGATTTCCGGTAGCTATGGACTTTCGCCACACATTCAAAGCATGTGCGCTGTTGATACCCCCACCACTGACGCAGCACTTTCAGCTATCGAAGCTCGGGGGGTGGAGAAGTTCGCTGATGACCTTCACAAAACCGCCATGGCTATGTGCTCAGTCAAGCCGGACAACACCGCCCCAGGCGCTTACGCTGGACTGGCTCGATCATTCGCTAAGAAGCTGCGGGAGGCCAAATGAAAGAGCGCCCAGTGATGCCAGCAAATGAACTGAAGCCGTGCCCGTTCTGTGGTGGGAATGCGCGCGTGGTCGATTCGAGTTACTCAGGCTCAGCTATTCACGTTAGCTGCCGCTGCGGTGCTCAGATGTTTGGCGGCAGACAGCACTTTGGCAGCGAAAGCGAGGCAACTGACGCTTGGAATCGCCGGGCCGGTGACAGCGCTAGGGAGGTGGAGCGTGGCTAAGCTGACCAAGGCGCAGCGCGCAGAATTGCGGGAGAAGTTCGGCGGCCGGTGCGCTTACTGCGGTTGCGTACTGCCAGAAAAAGGCTGGCACGCCGACCACGTCGAACCGGTGATGCGTGAATCGGAGCAGGACATGGCGGCAGCTGCTAAAGGCTTATTCAAGCTGAAGGCCACCGGCAAGGTATGGCACGAAAGCCGCGACTGCATAGAGAACCTCAACCCGGCTTGCGCGCCGTGCAACCTGTTCAAAACGACATACAGCCTCGAGACGTTCCGCGAGCAGATAGCAGCCCAGGCGGAGAGAGCGCGGGCGTATAGCGTCAACTTCCGCACAGCTGAGCGCTTCGGTCTCGTTGAAGTGAAGGATGTTCCAGTCATTTTTTGGTTTGAGCGGGCTGAGGCCCAGGAGAAAGCATTATGAGCACGTTAATCGGCGTAATTCGCATTCTGATTTTGGTGGTGGCAATCCTGCAGATCAAGGTTGTTACAGTAACCGCTACCGGGTTCGGGTCGTACTTCCTCGCAGGCTTACTGTTCAGCCTCTACTGCTGGGCAATCCTGAAGCTTCTGGACTACCTGAAGGACTACAGTCATGGACAATAAGCTGAGCGAACTGAGCAAGCCGGTGGCGTATACCGATGCGGATGAGCTGCGATTCCACCATGCAACAAGTGACATGTGGCCCGTTCCGCTTGGGTTCGGTAAAGACGTGCCTCTCTACTCGCAAGAGTACGTCTCTGCCCTGCTGGCAGGCCTGGAAGCGAAGGATAACCGCATCGCCGAGCTGGAGTCCATCCGAGAAGACGCCTCCCAGGTGTTCACAGAAATCGGCAACGAACTGGGCTGCAACCCCGACAACGAGTCGATCATGATGGCTATCGACGAACTGAAAAAGCGGCTGGCTACGCCGGTGCGGTTGCCGAAACGCTGGGATGTATCAGGACAGGTCAATCCGCCTCGTATCGTAGAAGTGCAGTTTGAGCAGCAGAACAGAACACATGATCAGTGCGCCAAAGCTATACGCGACGCTGGGTTCACTGTGGTCGTAGAGGGGGTTGAGTAGGATGGGAAAGCTGAACAAAAAAGAGCAAGCGTGGCTGGATGAGCTGCAAGAAGTACTGAACCGCTGCCCGTCAGAGCGACTCGGCTTCTTTACCATCGGCGATCCGCAGATTGCTGTCTATGACCGGTCGAAGGAATCCGAGATAGAAAGGATGTTGGACAGACGGGAATCTGGCGACTGGTGCGGCTGCGTTCTTAAAGCCGGTGCGAATTTTGACGAGTGGCTAGACTTTCCTGCCGCCGTTCACTCTACAGCAGGTTAAGGGGGATGCATGACACTAACGACCGAACGCCAGCAGTTTGAAGAGTGGTTTCACGAAGAAATAGTGCTGCACATCAGCACGTCCAATGAGGCTGTTGTTCGCTTGATGTGGAAGGCATGGCAGGCATCTCGCGAGCTGCTGGCTAACCGGGAGGCGCAGCCGGTGGCATGGCGCCACGACGATGGGCCATTCGCAGGCATTGCAATCACCCGCGCCAAAAGTGTTGCGGATAGCTGGATAGCTAAGGGCTGGACAGTAACGCCGCTGTACACCGCCCCGCCAGCGCCAGCAGTGCCGCCGGAAGCAACGCCCGAGAACATTGAAAACCTGCTGGCAGACATCACTCTGTTTTTCACCGCTGGCAGCTTATCGCACGGTGGATCGGTCATGTTCGCCGAAGTGTGGAACGCCTGCCGCGCTGCAATGCTGGCAGCAGTGCCTGAATATGACATCCTTGAAGACTATCGCGCTGAGATGCTTAAGCGCGTGACCTTTGGCGGGGATGGCAAATCATCTTGTAATGCGAACTCTCCGGAAATCCCGGAAGGTTGGAAGCTGGTGCCGGTTGAGCCGACGAAAGAAATGATAAATGCAGCACTGGCCGCCGGGTGCGCGAGCATACGCTCCGCATATCGAGAGATGCTGGCAGCAGCGCCGGAGAGTGGGAATGATCACGATACCCGACGATAACGAAATCATCTCGCGGCTCAGTATTGCCGGTTCAACGCCGGATTCGGTCGCAAGCCTCCTCCGCTGCGCTGGCTACAACAACATGACCGGTAAAGCCATCCGCCAACGATTGATTAAGCTGGAAAAAGAAAATGCCGTTGAGAAAGTCCGCCGCCCTGGCATCCGATCCGCGTGCTGGGCGCCAATCACCAAATAACCCACCGAAAATATGAAACCACGAATTCCGCAACGGGCAAGCCCGGGAAGAACGGCAACAGCAAAGGCAGTCTGCTTTTCATCTGGCGGCCATTTATCAAGCCGCGGTGCCAGTTCTCAACCGTATCCAGAGACGAACTCCTTCGCATAGGAAAAGGCATAACGATGGAGGCAAGCGTTGCATGATATGGGCTCCGCCAAGAAAAATCTTCTCCGCAGTACAGCCAGAGAGCTTTTAAGAGATTTCGACTCCCCTTCCAATAATTTAACCCTCCGTCAGTTACTCGATAAGCACGCAGTGAAGATAGCACCGTACTGGCCGAAGTCTCCGCCGGTTTGGCTGCGCCTTTGCTGTGAGGTTCATCGAGTACGAGAGGGGAAATAGCGAGGAAACCATGAACGATCATAGCTGGATGACAACTTCAACAATTTGCAGTGAATTGGAGGTGTCATCGCGAACCCTTGAGCGCTACAGAAAAAGAACTCCGGAAAACAACCCGTTCCCTGAGCCTGATATCACAGCAGCCGGCGCACCTAACAAGTGGTATCGCCACAAGGTTGCCGCCTGGCAAGAGGCCGAAACGAAAATAAAGCGCACCAAGCCATTTGCATCACTTCACAACCCGCGAAGCGATAGAGGCCGATTTACCCAGCGGAACGAGGCTTGAACTCAACCACGTCTGGCTCAGTAATACTCATCAGTCTTGCCCACCATTTAGAATACGCCACCCTCATTTCACTCAGATAAGTGTGTTTGTCATACACCGCCCACACTCCCGGTAGCATATGGCCGAGCATTATCTCGGCAATGTGCGGATCCGTGAGGTCGGAGAAATTTGTTCGTGCGGTGCGTCGCAGATCGTGCACGGTGAAATGAGGGACGTTCACATCATACGCCTTAATCATAAACAGCCGCAGATTTGCAGGTAAGCTTAGATGGTTTCCCGATCCCATTGGCGCATCTTTTTTGCTTGAAAAAAGGTAATCACCTTCAGCAAGAGAGATGACTCTTTTCAAGATTGGAACGATCTCCGCGATTATCGGACGAAGTATCGCGCGTTGTGTTTTGGCCCCTGTTTTATGGTTCTCAGGCGGAACCGTCCACACCCCTTCCTCGAAATCGAAATGCTGCTTTTTCGCCAAGCGAAGCTCAGATATCCGGCAACCATAGAACAAGCACAGCTTGAGCATGATCTTGTTTCGCTCGCTCATCCGGCACTCATCGCAGCCCTTCCAAAACAATGCAATTTCATCTCTAGAAAGCGTTCTCTTCCCCATTCCTTTTTTCAAACCGAAGTCGCGGCCAGTAAGCTCTGAAAGCGGGTTTGATGTTAGCAGCTGTCGCTTTACAGCCCAGGAATAGCATTGCTTGCCATTGCTGATGATCCGTCTGGTAACCTCTGAATATGCCTTTGCGAGCTTATCCAATAGCGTCAGCCAGTTGTGAACCGTGATTTCTGCTGCCGGGTATTTACCCAGGCGGGGAAAAACGTGGATCTCAAACGAACGCAGCACCTGGGCTTCGTTACCCTTCTGAATGCAAACTATGCCATGCCATTCTCTGAACAACTCCTCGAACGTGTATCGCGTGGAGATCTTGCCACGCTCTAGATCGCGTTTAACTTTTGGGTTATCTCCGCCCACCAGCACAGAAGCCCATTTTTCAACTTCTTCTCGCGCAGCCTTAAGACTCAGTGCGGGATAGCTGCCCAGAGTCATCTTGTCTTGCTTGCCGAGAAACCGGTATCGGTAGAAGAAAGTAACGGCGCCCTTCTTGGAAACCCTCACCCAAAGCCCATCACGATCGGACTTCTCCTCAACTTTTTCCCTTTCTTTGTTCAGGCATGCCTTAAGGTAACTGTCTGAAATAGCCAT